TCTTGAAAATTATCAAAGAGCATTATCAAGCCGAGATGTAGAAAAGTATGTTGATGGCGAACAAGATGTATGTGATTATGAAAAAATTATAAACGAATTTGCACTTATGCGTAACAAATGGTTAGGTGTGTTAAAAGCACTAGATCAGAAACAATGGCAGATAACTAATATTGTAAAACTAAGAGTAGCAGGTATGGAAGATGCAAGTTTATAAATAACTTACGGAGTATAAAATATATATGGGAAAATATCGTGTTTCTGGGGTACTTAATCCAACAGAAAGTATTAAAGCAAGTAACATTACTAAATGGCACAAAGGTGATAGAGTTGACTATTGGCCAAAAGATATGATGGCTGAAAATAATGTTAACGGAGTGTTAAATGAATTGTTTTCTGCATACGGACCTCCAAAACCTATTTTTAGACCACAAGATAAAGTTTTGACTATGGGAAGTTGCTTTGCATTACGCATTAGAGAATGGATGGAAAAGAACGGAAGAGGCACAGAAGCACTTTTTATTCCAGAAGGATTAAACAATAGTTTTGCAGTAAGACAATTTATAGAATGGGCATTAACAGGTAATCGTAGTCACGATGCTTATTGGTATGATGAATTAGCAGACGGTGTAGGTAAATGGGAATCTCCTGAAGAGCAAGAACAAATAAAAAAACATTTTATCAATCACAACGGATTTGTTATTACTTTTGGTTTAGCAGAAGTTTGGAAAGACAAAGAAACCGGAGGCGTATTTTGGAGAGGTGTGCCTAATGATATGTTTGATCCCAACAAACACGAATCTGTTGTTAGTACCGTAGAAGAAAATATTGCAAATATAAAAACAATTGTTGAGTTGTTAAGAAAATACTGCGGCAATAAACCTATTATTATTACACTAAGTCCTGTACCACTTAATGCTACATTTCAAGAAAGACCATGTGTAGTTAGTGATTGTGTAAGCAAAAGTATATTACGTGTTTCAATAGACGAAGCATTAAGAAACATTAATGATAAAAATGTATATTACTGGCCTAGTTTTGAATATGTTAAATGGATTCCTAGCCATATGCCAATTGTAACATTTGGTGGCAAAAAAGGAAAGAAAATTACTGATAGTAGACATGTAGCAGAGACTGCTGTATCAAACATTATTAGTAATTTTGCTAAAAAGTTTTTTATATAAGGTGTAAGAAATGGACACTGATCTCCTTTATGGTTGGCATGTATTACAAGGTGATAGTACTCTAGAGAGAGCTTTTAATAAATCTAAAATTTCAAATATTTTAGATTATCAAAAAGATCAATTAGATACAGCAATATCTTTTTGTAAAAACTTTAGACATACTATTGACATTGGAGCCAATTATGGACTAATGTCGGCTAATATGTCTAATATATTTAAAAAAGTTTCTGCATTTGAAATAGTTCCTGAAATTAATGCTTGCTTTAAAATGAATGCAAAAAAATTTAATTTACAAAATGTAGAAATATATGACTGCGGATTAGGCGACAAAAAAGAAAAAGTTTCTATAAATTTTAATCCTAAAAGTACCTTTTCAACTCATATTAGTACAAATCAAGAAAATACTACCAAGGTAAAAATTTCTACATTAGATTCATTTAATTTTACAAATGTAGATTTTATTAAAATTGATGCAGAAGGGTTTGAACCTTTTATTATCAAAGGTGGTTTAAAAACAATTTTAAAATATAAACCTGTAATTCTTTATGAAAGAAAAGGACATGAAAAAAGATATGGATTTCAAAAAAATTCAGTACTAGATATTTTATCTCGCCATGGATATACAGAGTTAGCTAATATAGGAAGCAAAAATGCTTTGATAGGTGTGAAATGAAAAAAGTATTTGAATACTGGATGCCAGATACAGATGAACACTTTGAAAGATTAATTGCAAAAAGAGTTAAAAATGGTGGCCCGCCGCAGTATCAAGATGATGTAAGAGATGAAGCATACAAGTATGTAAGTGACTTTAACATTGCAGTTGACATAGGTGCTAATGTTGGTCTGTGGTCTAAACCTCTTACAGAAAAGTTTAACCAAGTAATAGCTTACGAACCTCTTGAGCAAGTATATTCGTGCTTAGAAAGAAATGTAAGTGGACTGCCTGTACAAATTCATAAACACGCATTAGGCAGTGTTAATGATGTAGTTGAAATGGTATTTGACGAAGAAAACACAGGCGGCAGTTTTGTTAGTGAAGTTGGCACCGGTAGTATTCAAATTAAAAGATTAGATGATTTAAATTTACCAAAGTTTGGATTATTAAAAATTGATTGTGAAAGACATGAATTAGAAGTGTTAAAAGGCGCAATGGATACTATCCTTAGATACAAACCAATTATAGTATGTGAACAGCAAGCTGACACAGATCAATGTGCAGGTATGTATTTGAAATCTTTTGGCGCCAGAGAAATAACAAACGTAAGGAAAGACTATATCTTTGGATGGTAAAATTTTATTAACTGGTTCACGCGGATTTATTGGCAGTCATTACTACAAACATTTACAAAAACAAAATGCATATGTAGTACCTTACGATAAAAAAATCCGTGGTGAAGATTTATCAGATAAAACTACTACACAATTATTACCTGACTATGATATTGTAGTACACCTTGCTGCAACTAATGGCACTAAATTATTTTATGAACAGCCAACTGATGTACTAATAAATAATACACTACCAACAATAAATTTAATTGAACGTTATAAAAATACCAATACTAAATTTGTTTTTGCTAGTACTTGTGAAATATTTAATGGAGCAATTGATGCAGGTTATTACCATGTGCCAACTGATGAGCAAGTACCAGTTGTGTTTAACGACATTACGAATCCAAGATGGAGTTATAGCATTCCGAAAGCTCTAGGTGAAAACCTAGTAGCAAACAGCGGATTAGATTATTTAATTATTAGATATTTTAATGTTTATGGTCCAGGACAAGTAGATCATTTCGTCAACGAATTTGTAGAACGCTGTAAACGTGGCGAGTATTATATTAAAGGCGATGATACTAGAAGTTTTTGTTATATAGATGATGCAGTGCAAATGACTGACATTCTTATCAAAAAATCTTGTAGTAACATAGTGCATGTTGGAAATGACAACGAAGTAAAGATAAGCGTAGTAGCAAAACTTATTATGGGCTTTATGGGTATAAATCCTGACAAGTTACAAATACTACCAGGTCCAGAAGGCAGTGCAAAACGTAGATGTCCTGATACAACACTAGTACAAATGCTAACAGGATTTACTAATTATACTCCTTTAGACGTTGGACTTAAAAAAACAATAGAAAGTTTATTATGATTATAGGTGTAGTAGGTATAGGTGTTGTTGGAAAAGCAAATGTTAACGGCTTTAAAAGGTTAGGACACACCGTACTTGAGCACGATGTCAAATATAATACAGCTTTAAGAGATGTGTTGACTGCAGAAATTATTTTTATTTGCACTCCTGAAGACCAAGTTAATAATGTTGTAAAAGATATTAGCCTGTATGATTATAAAGGAGTAGTAGCAATTCGAAGCACAACTACTCCGGGTACTACAGATGAACTAATAAAAAAACATAACATAGATATTTGTTTTGTACCTGAATTTCTTAGACAAAATTATGCTGACAAAGATTTTGAACAATGTGATTTATTAGCTATTGGTACAAATAATTTAAAAATAGGACGTAAAGTAAGAAACGCTTTTGGTAAGTTACCTAAAAATGTAGATTATATGATGCCAGCAGAAGCAGAAATATTGAAATTATATAATAACTCTTATGCAGCACTTAGAGTTGTGTTTGCTAATATTATGTACGATATTGCCAACAAATATGATGCAGATTATAGTGTTATAAAAAATGCGTATAAAAAAACAAATAAAACAAGTGGAAATTATTTAGATGTAAATAAAAATTTACGTGGTTATAGCGGTGCCTGTTTACCTAAAGACACTTTAGCTCTTTCTAAATTAATTAATGATCTTAAATTAGATTACACACTTGTACAATCGATTCATAACGATAATTTAAAATTACCAAAAAATAAAACTTAGTAAAGTACGCATATAAATACTACATGAAAGTAGTACTAGTTACAGGTGGTTTCGATCCACTACATTCAGGCCATATTGCCTATTTTAAAGCAGCACGAGAATTAGGTGATCATCTTGTAGTTGGTCTAAATTCAGATGCATGGCTAACACGTAAAAAAGGCAAACCATTTATGCCAATCGAAGAGCGTATTGCTATTGTAAAAGAATTAGCATGTGTAGACGAAGTTATTACATTTAAAGATGATGATAATAGTTCCTGTCTTGCAATAGGATATATTTTGCAAACAAAAGCAAGCAAGTGGAAACTTATTTTTGCAAACGGCGGCGATAGAACCAACACTACAACACCGGAATATGAAACTTGGGGAGATCATCCTGATGTTGAATTTGTTTTTGGTGTAGGCGGCGAAGATAAAAAGAATTCAAGCAGTTGGATACTCAAAGATTGGAGTCAACCTACAACAGAACGTGCTTGGGGCAAATACACTATATTAGATAAAGGTGAAGGTTGGCAAGTTAAACAACTTGAGTTTGCAGCAGGTAAAGCACTTAGTGATCAACGACACTTTAAACGCAGCGAACACTGGCACGTTGTTAATGGCGTTATCAATATGTTCCTTGAAGATAAAATAGGAAGAAGAACTAGCACACTATTAACGCCAGGTGATAGTATTGACATTCCAATAGGCTATTGGCATAAGGCTGTAAATTTAGATAACAAAGCAGCAAAAGTTATAGAAGTCTGGATGGGTAAAGAATTAAGT